AATGTCGGCACAATTAAAATACATCGACAGAATTATGGTGTTTACGCACCTTATTTACCATAAATAAATTTGCAACAATGTTGCAAAAATCATAACTTTGAATCACTTTAAAAATCCAATAATATGGCACAACGCAAAATGCTTGGCGCTGATCAGGTAATAATGATTGATCCAGCAGGCGGAACAGATTACAAGCTCGTTATCTGTCTTACCGAGGGTAGTTTCTCAATCACCAACAACGAAATTGAATCCACCACAAAATGCGGAGTTGATACTCAGCCAGGCAATCAAAAATTGTCATTGGGTTTCAATGGTGAGCTTATGTTAAGCCCCGATACGCCAAAACTTGGCGCTGTTTCCCTTTTCCAGCTTGCGCACAATAAAACGCAGTTCGGATGGAGAAAAGGCCCGGCAATCCCGGTAACTGGTGACCATGTTATTGTTGGTAAAGGGTTCTTTTCAAAATACGATACAACTGATGGATCAGAAGGCGCTGCAACATTCTCAGCGACTGTCGGTGTAATTGGCGATGTAACCGATGAGGAAATTGAAGTACCGGCTGCTCCAACTGCGGGCGTTGTTGATAATACAGCCAACACGTTTGCATTCACAGAAAACCCGCTGTTTACGCTTTCTCAGCATCAAATGTCTACCGATGGCGGTGATAGTTGGGCAACTGCAACAAACCCGGTAACAGGACTTACTGGAGCTATTGCCATTGGTGAGGTACAGGTAAGGGTTGCCCCAATAGGCATCAATCCTGCATCTGCTGTTCTTAGTAACGCAACTGCATTTTCATAATTTATGAGCTACATACTTGTTAAAGATTTAGGCGGCAAAGACCGTGGGTTAAAGTTTAATATGGGCGCCGTTGATGTTTACTGGCAAAACTTAAATTTTGCCGCCTTCGCCGCTGCATCCATTTACGTTTCATTCTACGCCGGATTAGTGGGTAATGACATGGTGAAAGGCATAGAGTCGGATTATACCCTTGAGGAAGTTTCCGAATGGGTTGATAAGATGTATGAAGCGGGCCGCCAGGATGAAATAAAGCAAGTGTGCGATCTGTTTGCCAATACAAGGGCATACGCTGACAGGCTGGAAAAGATAAAAGAAAAGTTATCGGAAATGGCCAATGAAGGAAAGGAAGTGGATGAAGGCGAGGAAAAAAAAAGCTAAACGCATGCGAATCACTATTTGAGGCGCACAAGTTTGCTTTTGGCCGGTTAGGGTGGACGCCGGAACAGTATTATAAATGCCTGCCTTACGAGTTCTTTGCTGCTGTTGAGGGTTATTTAGACAGGCTGTCGGATTACGAGCGCATGCACAGGAATGTTGCAATAGTCGTTTACGGTGGGCTTGGTGGCAAAGATCACATTGAAAAGACATGGAAGATAAGAGGCGACAGAGCAGGCAAAAAGGCTAAGATTGTGCCCGATAAGAATTTGAAGATTGACATACTAAAGGCTCACGGCCTTGATCCAAAAAACTACACAATATCCTAAATGAGCCAGATTGCAAACATGGAGGTTAAGGTTTCTGCGGATATCTCTGATTTGCAGAAAGGATATGACAAAGCGTCCTCTGATACTAAGCAATTTGTAAGCAAAACCACACAATCACTTTCAGGGTTAAAGACCGGCAGTAATGAAGCGGGCCAGGCATTAACCAACTTAGGCAGGGTGGCACAGGATGCGCCATTTGGTTTTGTAGGTATTGCCAATAACTTAAACCCATTACTTGAATCATTTCAGCGATTAAAGACTACATCAGGATCAACCGGCGGTGCATTAAAGGCCCTTGCCGGTAGTTTAATTGGTGGTGGCGGATTAGGTATTGCGTTATCATTGATAACCGCTGCAGTCAGCTTTGCAAGTGTTGGGTTTGGATCGTGGACACGGGGGCTGAAAGGTAGTCAGGCCGCACTTGATGAAAATGCGAAGTCAGCAAAAGAGGCCGCGGATGCTTATCAAAGTATTATCAAATCCATATCTGAGGAAAGCGGCAAAGTACAGGTTCTTATCGAGCAATTAAAGAACGAGAATATAACCCGCAAGCAGCGAGCCGAAGCAATTAAGCAGCTGCAGCAAATTTCGCCGGCATACTTTTCTACCCTTGACAGGGAAAAGTCAACCATTGACGATATAACGAAGGCTTATGATGCGTATAATGCCGCTATCATCCGTACGATCACTGCAAAGGTTCGTGAAAAGGAATTAACGGATATCACGGAGAAGATAATCAAGCTACAGGATAAAGGCGCAAGGGCAGCCCGTGAGCAGGTTGTTATCAATGGCAAATTAGTTACGGTTGACAATGCCAGGCTTGCCACACAGGATGATCTTAGCGCTGGTGCCAATGCTTACCAGCAATTCATGAAGGGCACGCTATTCCTTACACAAAAGGAACAGGACGAACTTGCAACGTTACTTCTTACCCAAAAACAATTAGTTGATTTCATCGCTAAGAACAAAGGACTGCAAAGCCTGAATGTTGTTGATAGTGGCGGCGTGAAAAAAGCGGTAAAGGCGCAAATTGACGAACTGGATAAAGTGGTTAAAAAAGTACAGGCGCTGCCGGATGAAATAAAGAACGGCCCGCAGGGTATTATACCGTTAAATATAGAAATACGACTTCCGACAGGTAAATTAATATCACAGGCAGAGGCCGATTATTTACGTGGTCTTGAAGATTTGAAAGTAAAGACGGCAGCGCTTAATGAGCAGTTTGCAGCAGGATTATTTGAATCATTTGGAGATGGGATTGGGGAGTCTTTAGCAAATGGCACTAATATATTTAAAAATGTATTCTCATCGATATTTAAACAGTTTGGCTCATACATACGCCAGCTTGGAGTAAACGCCATACTATTTAGCAAGGCGTTTGCAGCGCTCAAATTAGCGCTTAAATCAGGATCAGTAATTACCGGAATTGGTGCTGGTATCGGTCTTATTGCTTTAGGTACGCTTATTTCATCGGTTGGCAGCAAAGTGCCCGGCTTTGCTAACGGCGTTCAAAACTTCCGTGGCGGCCTTGCGGTCGTTGGTGAACGAGGCCCCGAGTTGGTTAATCTACCCGCTGGCGCATCAGTTACACCTAACCACATGCTCGGTACAGTTTCAGCCGGTAGCGATAGAGTACAAGTTACCGGACGCATCGTTGCCAGCGGCAAAGATCTGGTTGTATTAATCGATAATTCACGTCAATCTTTAAACAGGCAAAGTTGAGTTACGGATCAATATACGAAGCCATATTTGAAAGCCAATCAGGGGAGACGTATATCATCGATATACAGAAATTAAACTACTCAGGATCGGTTACGGATATCGTATGCGCCGGAGCTAAACCTGTACTTCATAAATACCAAACCGATGATCCCAAAGCGCCCGTTGCAGGATGCGCCGTTGAATTAAGTTTTGTAAATGACGGTGCATTGCCGCTTAGTTCTTTTTACTCAGTTATCGATAACGAATACCGGGTAGTTATTTCATGGCGTGGTCAGCCGTTATTTATCGGCTTTGTTTTGATCGATGATAGCGAGGAAGATATAACCGGCGCTGATCACGAAATAAGCATAACCGCTACCGATAACCTGGGGCTGCTTAAAGACGTGCCATTAGACAGCGCTGCGGCTTTATTTGGCTCACGTACTGATTACACAAGGACATTGGACGCCGGAGGCGATACGATTGATGTAACGCCGCTACTGAGCGTCGAGGCGGGTGATTTGATACAGTTCCCATCTACTTCAACCATTGCAGGTACATACAAAATACTTTCTTATTACAATCTTGGATCGATCACGTCTTTAAAATTAGATACCAATGTTCCGGCAATCATTTTAAGCGATGTTGAAGATTTTACGATCATCCACCCGGTGGACTTAACCGAACGTTTACCGCTTGCTAAAATAATCAGGCTTTGCTTGCTGTCTACCGGCCTTGAATTATTAACGTTTGCATACACCAATATCGTACCGTCAAACGCTCAAACAGACAGGTTTTTAGAACAGACATTGATCAGCGGTGAAACGTTTTTAAACGGCAGCAAATGGGATGATTGTTATACGGTACTTGAAAAGATTATGCGCCGGTTCAATGCCTGTTTATTTCAGTCTTTCGGGGTATGGAATATCCAAAGATGGAATGAATTACGGTATTACAGCAATGCGACCATGCAATGGAAATTCAGCATTGACATGGATTATGTAAGTGCCAATGTATTTGACGGCACATTTGTTTATTACAATGGCGATGATACGGAAACGGGCATCACATCATCAATCATCAGGCCGTATAAGTTTATAAAAGACACGTTCAATTATAAGCAGCCGGAAAACTTACTGAAAAACTATAATCTGCAATTAACAGGCGAGTTAATCAGCTCTTTTGTTGATGGCGATAACACAGTATCTGATTATGAATTTCTCTATTGGTTTGACGGGCCATTTGCAGCCCATCCATCACGCAGGATAAGAGTTACAAGGAACACGGCAACGGGCAATGAAGTATCGAGAACAACGGTACTTATCGGCCTTACTGGTGATGATGCAAGGTCCGCAGGATGTACGCCGATTGAAGTAAATGAAGGCGATTCAATTAAATACGGATTCTCATTTAAGACAAACACAAGTCAGGCAGGCCCGGCCACGGTATTGATCGGCGTAATGGTTTCCAATGGCACAACAAATTACTATTTGCAAAACGATGATAGTTGGTCAACCATTGGGCCTGGCAAGCAACACGCCATTGCCAGCGGCGATAACACAAATACCTGGCAATCGGTTGACATGACTACAAAGCCATTTCCGGTTACGGGTTTACTTACTGTTTATTTAAATCATCCGCACGACAGCCCGCTATCAACGGATGAAACATACCACAAGGATATCACCCTTGAATATTTTGCTTTAATAAACGCATCAACAAAGGTTATTGGTCATACGCATACCGATGCACAAATACCGTCTATCAACAACCGTTACGATGAGGAAATATACATGGATGACAGCCCAAGTAACAGTATTCAAGGTACATTATTCTTAGTTTCTTTTTTAGACGGTATAAGGTCGAGGACATCGATTTGGGATAAACGTTTAGGCAGTGGAGAAGAACTAAGGTTAGGCCAATTGATCACAAATGAAAGGCTGTTTTGGCGTCGCAAGCCACGGGTAAAACTTAACGGTACTTTGATCGGCCTGGTTAAAAACGGTAAGCATGTACAAAAGAATATGTGCCTGCAATACAACTATTTCCCCGGGTTAAATTTTGTCCTTGGCACACTTACGATTGATTATAAAAATGACCTGTTTTCATTTACAGGTTATGAAGAATACGAAACAGGCGAAGTTGACGGCGATCTAATTGATTCATACAAACATCAATATTTATATCAAAACAAATGAGTTTAGTATTAGGCGATAATGCAATAGTTTATATCTACGACGGCGGGTTGTGGAAGCTGTACGCCTGCGGTACTACTTGCTCATTCACAACAACAACCGAGTTCCTTGAAACAAGCGTACCGCTGTCAGGCAAAAACAGGACATACATACCAACGTTCAACAGTTTCACCGGTTCGATTTCCGGCCTTGTTCACCTAAACATCGTGAATACATTAGCGCTGCCTGACCTGCGGGCAAAGCAACTTAATCACGAAAAATTATTAATCAGGTTTCAGCGCACAGCAAACGATGCCACGACTTACATAGATGAGTGCTACGCCTACATATCAAGCGTTTCAGACGATGCGCCAACGGGCGGTGTAAATACGTTCACCGTTGAATTAAGGGGCACGGGAGCCATCACACAAATATTCACGCCTACGGCAGTAAATCCAAATTCAAAAGTGAAAAGGACATCAACATGGATAAGTACAGGCGGCGAGACGTCGCACGTATTCAGCGAATTAATTGGCAAAGATGTGTTGGAGGTATCGATAGATGCCCGTGATGCAACTAAGATCATCACATCAGGCACGCCTGTTGAAAACGAAGTAAAGTTTACCGTGGCATCGGGTACAATTACTTTCCCTTATGCCCTTAATGCAGATATCAGTGTTTATGCAATTTATCAAGATATATAAAATGAAAAAACTACTTACAATATTATTTATTCTTTGCGCTGTGCAGTCATTTGCTCAGTACCCCGGCCCGTATCAGGGCACACAGCGGTCTAATCTACTTTATACAAGTAAGGTAAAATTTACCGGCGCCGCATGGTTTACTGATAGTACTTACCTGCAAGGCTACGCCCGTACAACCACACCGGCGGACGGTGATAGTAGTTTAAGAATACCAACTACCGGATGGATATCTAAAAATTACCAGGTTGCCGGTAGCGCCTGGCTGATCGGCGGCAATTCAGATGCTGCGCCGCCTTATATCGGCACATGGGCAAACAAAGAAATTATATTTATTACAGATAGCGCCGAGCGAATGAAGATACCTGCAAACGGAATTTTAAGATCGAGCAGTCTCAGGAACAAGGTGCTATCTATTGATACTTTAACGAAGGATGTTTATTATACAGATCCAACTGCGGGCGCCGGTACGGTAACCAGCGTATCACGTACAAGCGGATACGGTATTTCTGCATCCGTAGCCAATGCAACCACAACGCCTGACATTACGATCACTTTAGACACGGCAACAGTATTTCCTGCGGTACGGGCAACAATACCTGGCGGAGGTGGCACTACTTACACCGCATCAAATGGCATCACCTTATCAACAGCAGATTTTCAGTTGGGCGGAGCATTGTCGGGCACCACATCGATCACCGGTAGCCAGATATTAAACCTTGGCACATCAGGTA